ATCTGAACCTGACACATTAAAATATAATGCGGCATCACCAATAGCAATATTATAATTACCTATTACGTTATTTTTTAAACTATCACTACCAATACCAACATTATATCCTCCTATTGTATTACTAAATAATGCGTTAGCACCAATACCAGTATTACTATTACCTATATTATTTAAAAGTGCTGCTGTACCTATTGCTACAAGGTTACTACCTGAAATATTATTTGATAATGCTGCTGAACCTATTGCTAATGTATTTGTACCTCCAATAGTGTTAGTTAATGTATTAAATCCAATACCTAAATTTTGTCCTATATCAGTAGGTCCCCTCCAAAAATTCATATTGTTAATCGTACCTGATATAAACATACCACCTGTTACAATCAATGTATTACTTGTAACACTACCTCCATTTATATTTAATGAACCAGTAATTGATTGTTTAGGAATTGAAATTGAACCTGTTGTTATAAGTCCTGTCTTATCTGTTAATCCACTTGTTCCTGATGAACCACCTGTACCTGACGTTCCACTTGTTCCTGATGCACCACTTCCTGTTGCTACTGCAACACCATTTAATAATAATGAACCTGATATTGAAACCGAACCTGTGATTCTTGTATTGTTGTTATTATCAACGTGTATTGCGTTTCTTCTTGCGTTTGCTGCTGTTCCTGTTCCTACAACAAACACTGCTTCATTTGTACCTTCTTGTAATGAACCTGTAGCATTAAATCTACCAACAAATATTGAACCACCTGTAGTTGTTGCTGATGTATTTGAACCTGAAACAATTAAACCTTGACCTAATACTGCTGTGTTTATTAAATAAGTATTATTACTACCACTTGATATTTGATTTAATGTATTTCCATATCCTGCAACTAAATTATAATTTATTTGTCTATCTAATGCATTTGAACCACTTGATAAAATAGTATGTGTTGAACCACCAAATAAATTATTATTTAAAGATAATGAACCACTACCTGAACCTAAATAATCCGATGGATTAGTAAATTGATTATTAACTGTAAATGTACTTGTATTAGTAATATTTCTTGATAATACAATTGAACTTGATGTATTTAATAAATTGGTTCCTGTTCCGTTAATAATATTTGCAGTAATTGTAGGAGTAGCAAAACTAGCATCAAAAAATGACCTTGATGCAAATGAGTTTAAACTACCAATAAATAAATTATTGTTAGTAACTAATGAACCACTCTTATGTCTATGTACAATAGTTGAACCTGCACCCAATGCTAAGTTATTACTAAAAGTACCTACACCAGAACCTGTTGTTAAATCAAATTGAGGTACTGAAAATAGTATATTATTATTTGTTATAACAGAATCAACTGAAGATGTTGAATATTGAGGTACTACTGATAAAATATTATTACTACCATTTACATAACCAACAAATCCTTGAGGAACCGTTCCTGTTCTATTACCATTTAATAATATATTATTACTACCTGTTATTATAATTGAACCTGTAAAGTTTGATGCTGCTGGTCCTGTATTATTACCAAATATTAAATTTGATTGTGATACCTCATTTGAACCTGTTATGTTTAATTTAACCACACCATTAACAAACGCAGGACTAAACAAATAGGTATTACCAACTTCCGTTAATGAACCTGTTAAATTTAAACTACCACTATTGGTTAATGAACCTGTAATAGATTGATTTACTGATATTGAACCTGTTGTTATAAATCCAATTGTTGATGGACTAACACCACTACTTCCACTTGTTCCTGATGAACCTGTTCCACCTGATGTACCTGATGAACCTGCTTGACCACTAGTACCACTTGAACCGTTAGTTCCTGATGTTCCTGATGAACCGTTAGTTCCTGATGTTCCTGATGAACCTGTTCCACCTGATGTACCTGATGTACCGTCACTACCTGAGGTTCCTGAACTACCATCTTGACCGCTAGTACCCGAACTACCGTCTGAACCACTTGTACCTGATGTTCCTCCACTAAATGGAACACCATTAACAAGATAATCTCCTGTTATATCTATTGAACCTGTTACATTCATTGAACCTGAAACCACTATATTATTATCAGCTACAATATCAATACGTTTAACTGAACCATAATTATCAACCTTAACATAAGTTACATCATCACCAATATATATTTGACCACCACTTCCTGTAATGTGTGTGTCAGTTGGTGATGTATTATATATTTCCAAATATCTTGCGTCAGATTGATTTGGTTGTAATAATAAACTTCCTGTTCCTTTTATATTAGTTACTCCTAATGAACCTGTAATATCTGTATCACCTTTAATATGTGTCTTATTTGGACCCCATCCAATAAACACATCACCTTCACCACCATCATCGTTAAGATGTAATGTTCCACCACTTAACGCTGAGAAGTATAAAGCACCTGATGGTGAATTTATATAGTTGAAAGCACTATCACTCCATTCAATATGTCCATTAGTTTTAATACTACCCGATACAATTAAATCCCTATTTGAGGTTGTATTTGTATCATTAAGAATTAAGTTCTCACCATAATTATTAACACCAAATTGAATTGATGCAGTACTTTCATTATGAAAATGGAATGTACCATTATTGTCACCCCAAAAACTTAATACAGAACTACTTGTTGAAAATGTATCGTTGTAATATCTTCCAATCCAAGGCGCGTCATTATTTGCATGAATAGATAATAATGTAACTTCATCTGCTGGTGCTGAACCATCAAGTTTTATATAACCATTACTACCTGTAATAGTTTGGTCTCCTTGAAATGTATTACTACCTGTAGTTGCAAACGAACCTGTATCAATTGATATTGGTGACCCATTAACGGTTAATGAACCTGATATGTTTATTGCGGTTGTACTTATTTGTAATGGTGTATCACTACCATCACCTGATTGAACCGTTTGTAATGCTGGTGTTACTCCATGCGTACTATCTGTCATTTTTAATAGTCCTTGAAAGGAACTACTAACGTATAAATTATTTAATTGACTCATCTATATATTGTTTAAGGTTCAGGTGTTATTGGTGTTGGTTGTGGTCCCATTGGTGTTGGGGTTGGTGTTGCTGTTATTTCTATCATAATATCTTAATTTTGTTTTTTTACATCTTCCCATCTCTGTGCTTCTAATCTCCATAGTTCAGCAAGTTCTTCCCATGTTATTCCATTACCAAAACTTGTCATTGGTAATACACATCTGTTATAATCAAACTTCTGTTGAACTGATATATCAAATGTCCATCCTGCAAGAACCGTATCACCTCTCTCAAGCCAAGGACTTAATGTTGCATTCCATTCAACCTCATAATCAGATAAATACGCCTTAGCATAAAAGTCTTTTGCTATCTCCAATGTATCACTCAATACTTCAGGTTGATTCTTTAAATCTTCTTCTACCTTATCACAGATAATAACCGTCCATGTTATATGCATGTGGTTAGGATTTAATCTTGTTTTGTTTGGTATGAAATATAAACGAGGATACTCAGGTTCTTTTTTTGTTATTACATCCATTGTAAGTTCTGTAGCATCACCAAATCCCCACGATCTAATTTGTTGATGTGCGTCAGAGAATCCTTTCCAATCTAATAATATTTGTTTGTAAGCACTGAATGTTTCGTCTTGAGGGAATGTATAGTTTGGTTGTATTGGTAAATCACAAGCGTTATAGTCAAATGGTGCTGACATTTTAATGTGCATTGTCCATCCACCTAACACCGCATCAAACCTTTCTGTAAAAGGATGTGTATCTGGTTCCCAATCTCCCACTATAATCTCACTAAAATTTCCGTATTGTTCTTGATATGACTGCCAGAACACCGTCCATATATCCTGAATAATCTCTAATGTATCACTCATTACGTCAGATAGGTTGGATAAATCATCCTCAACCTTATCCATAACCACTATTGCAAAGTTATAATGGATGTGATTCTGATTAAATTCAACTTCTTCAGGGACCACATACATCCTTGTATATTCAGGTTCTTGTTTTGTATTAACATCCATTGTACATTGAGCAAGGTCACCAAACCCAAATGAACGTATCTGTTCGTGATGATACGCAATACTACTGAAGTAGGTCAAAATTTGTTTGTAATTGATATTATACATCTACCTATAAATATATAAAAACCAATTCCGTGCAGTGAAATTAGTTTTTTTGTTGTGCTTTTTTCTGTAACCTTAACTGTTCATTATCATATGATATTAAATATGACAGTTGATTCAACACCTCGTTTATGGTTTTTTCGTAGATGTAGTCGTGCTTCGTAAAATCGTTTCCAGTAATTCTGTTTGTGACAACGAACCAACCGAATGACTTTTGAAAATTACTTTCCATATCATCTTCCTCATTATCCAAATCATTTTGATTTTCTGCCATCTCGTCAATTTCGGAATCAAAGATAGTTGGGAATAAACCAAATATTTCTTTCCGAATTTGGTAAAAAAACTTTGTGCTCCAAGCACATACCTCACATCTAATTTGTTCTTAAACAACTCAGACCTTTTAACCATCTTTTTAACATCATACTTTTCAATATCAAAATCATGTTCGGACCTTTCACTAATGATTGGTCTATACATTACCGCACATAATACGTGTAACATATTTAATACCTCATCTTGTTTCTTCGTTGAGATGGTATCTATATCCACAAACTCTGCGTAACTTAAGTCTTTCCAATTGGGAAAGAATCCATAATGAACACCATCCAATTCAAACCTATCTATAAACTCAGGTTGTTCTTTTGGTATTAAAGATAGAATTTGTGCTGCAATGAAATTGATATTCTCATAATCACTCTCAATTAAATCATCTAATGGTGCTCCTGTAATTATACTAACCAACTTTGCTGTGAAATACTCCTCAGAGAATAAGTCTTTTATCTTGAATATCTTTGTATAATAATCAATCGTCATTACTTCAGGAACAATATATTCCTTATCTTCTATCTTAAATTTCATCATACGAATGCTATAGCATATTTTCCTGTGCTCTTCAGGTTTTTAACTTCATAATACATCCTCAACATTATTGAGTCAGCAATATCGGGTGACCTATCTCCTAATATTCTTTTCATTTGGTCCTTACCTATCACACCAACCCTACCATCTTTCTCTACATCCTTTAACTTTACTGCAAGTAATTGGTTGGTTAGTTCATCAACCATTACAGGGTCCATTATATTTATACTGACTTTTCCGTTCTTAATCAAGTCTGAAAGTTTCACATAACATTGACTCTTTAGATTAGTAAAGTTCTGTTCGTGTAATGGTCTTGAGTTATTGACAAATGAACTACATCTTAACATATCTACTAATGGACCACCTACACCATCAGAGTCTGCTATAACTTGTTGAGGATGGATTCCATGTTTGGTTATTAAATCCTTTATGTGATTTGATAATGTTAATGTATCTACCTTATTATATTTTATTATTTCTACTACTGTTAATCCCACCCAAATTGATATGACCGTACTGTCCCCACCGAAACGAGCAACGTCAATACATATATACTTCTTTTCAGACGGATTGGGAGGGTTTCTATAACACGCCTGACTGATTGTATCAAAGTCAAACAGACTGTCTAATTCCTCGTTATAATTCCAATCACCGAGTAGTAACCTTTTCCTCTGTTCTGATGGTAATGTATTTAACATATCCAAATAAGATTGTGGTAAATGTGGGTTGTCTAAAGGTAATGATGGGACAAATTTAATATTGTCTGGCAATCTTCCTTCTATTGATGGGATATAAAACTCCTTCTTAATAAAGTTCTGTGATGGGTTGGTCGTCATTAGAATCTTGCCAATCAAATTGTGCTCATTCAGTTTAAATCTGATACGGGACTTAACGATGTTGTACGCAGTTCTTGTAACCTGCGACGCTTCTTCAATAACAGCACAAGTAATTTCAAGACCCGCAAGACTATCAAAGTTCGGGTCCGATGGTTTATATTCAAGGTCTTTAAGTATTATCTCTGATTTATTATTGAATGTAATTGTATTACTCTGTCCGTTATAGTTGTAATGTTTCTCTGCTTCCATCCCACTCATCTTCATTACCTCAAATAAAGTATTAAGTGATGTTTGTTTAAGTGATGATAATGTGGTTCTTCCTAATAAACATCTTATCCCTTCATACTTAATACACATAGCAACCAACCATAATGACGCCAACATAGACTTACCTCCACCCGCTGAACCACCAAAACAAACTTCTGTTGTGGTATTGTCCATCAGATAATCAAACGCTACTGTCTGTCTCTTGGTAAGTTTTATGGTTGCCATAGTCAAAAACGAAATTTTACAGGCTATCTCTGTCCAACAATATGTTTAGGGATAATGCGTTTCCGTTTGATGTTATGTCAATCTTCTTTGTTCCTTCCAATGAATGTATCTTTGCAATATCCGCAAGAACCTCACGTTCCACTCTTTTGTTCCTGTCTTCCCTACATCTTTTAAGTAAGTCATACAATTGATTTAAATGATTCTCAAGTATCTCCTCCTGATTCTGTGTATATCTTTCCTTTAATCTCTTTCTTGCTTCCGCCCATAGGTTCTCACCTTGACGTACTGATACACCAAATTCTTTTGATGCTTTCTCAGCAAACTCATTGTATCCCAAATGTTCATACAACATCATCTCATATACTCTACTCATTCTCTGTTCAAATTCCAACTCGTCTGTTTTTCTTCCTGCCTTTGCCATAATTATACTTCTAATTTTAATACCTCAATTATATAATTCTTTAATCTTCTTGCTTGACCATTCACACAGGATGGACAGTTGAAGTTAAAATCCTCATTGAATAGGAAATTATATACCTTATTTATAAATTCTTTTTTATCCAATACCCTATTTCCCAATTCAATATATGCCAGACGAATTTCATCTGGTGTTGGGATATACATATTATCCTCCTCAATTACATCAGATAATACAATTGGTTCTTTCTTCTTCTTACAAGATGAACAACCTTTCTTCTTCTTACCATCTGACTTTAGACTTTCTAATTTCTCTTTTAATTCAATATCCATATTAATTTGTTTTTATTGGTTCAGGTGTTGGTGTAGGTTTTGGTGTTTCATTCTTTCCTTTACATCCACACGCTTTATATATTTTATTTAACTTCTTCATATATGATTGGTGTTACTGACTTTTGGTTTCTTAATTCTTTTGATTTGTTTAATATATATTCTTCCACTTCCTCTATTGATGGAATATACATTTTTTCTTCCTCTACATATGTTCCCTTCTTCTTATCCCTTTCATCCTTTCTTCTCATTCTTCTTATTATACTACTCATTGTTATATCTTTTAAACGTATTATATTTTACTTGTGTTCTTGTTTCTTTTACATATCTTCCTATTGATGGTAATGATATTGATGTATCCACCGCTACTTTCTTTAGACTACCGAGTACCATATACTTCTCAAATATTACCTTGTTAAACCAATTCAAATCCCCAAATTCCTGTTCCATTATCTCCATGAACCTATGTGAATCCATCTCACTCTCCTTATTCATTAACTGTATTGCATCAGTTAGTTCAACTGTGGTAAGATTATCCTTCTTATGTTTCTGATAGAAAGGTGATGAGGGGTAACACCAATTAACCATTAACATCCGTATAATATAATACTTAATATCTTTTTCTTGTAGTTTAACATTAACTTCATTCTTATCATATAATTGAAGTATGACCTCGTGAAGTAATTCTGATGCCCAATCATCATTCTTTGTATATTTCTTTGCTATAATTAATAACTTATAGTAGTTTTTATTTAGATAATCCTCTATTTCAATCTTCATTCAATATTGTTCTTATATCCTTTAAACATTGACAAATCTCATATTGTTCCAAATGTTCGTTTGATATTATACTACTCTCCAATATCTCATCCAAGAAAGTAATACGGTTTATAAAAGGTTCTAGTTCCTTATCCATTATGGTTAATAACATATCTATTAGTCTATTACAAATTATTCTTTTTTCATCTGTACTAAAATTACAATACTCCTTTGGTATGTCTATATACCCTATCTCATCTTGTTGTCTTTCCATTTCTATAATTACTTACTATGGTCCTTAATGTCGTATGACTACATTCATAAATATCTGCTATATCAGAATATCTTTCCCCTGACTCTATTCGTTTAATAATATCATCTATACAATTCCATACACCTTTCTGAATCTTTCTTCCTGCGTTGGTCTGTGTTCTTATTAATTTTGGTTTCTCCTCAAAACATTCCCATACCTTATCCTTTGTTTTAATTCCTTTCTTCCACCATACACCATCCGTATATTTCCAACCACACAATCTCATTACCATAAAGGTTTGTTCCTTTTGTATTTCTGATGTATATCTATCAGGGTCAGCAAAGTAATTATCTTGACCACCTTTATCATCCATATGTTGTTGAACTTTATCCCTGTGATATTTCTTATAACAGGTCTTACATTTCCTAATTGGATTCTTATAAGCACTATTATAAAATTCTTCTATTGGTTTAACTTCATTACAAGTCTGACATTCTTTATATCCATCCGGTATTATTGCCATTACTATAAATACTTTGTTTTAAACAAAAAGAACCAGCAACTGGAAATGGGAATAACCGTTGGTGCTGGTTCAGTGAGCGAAAATTGTTTTAGAACTTTCTATAATTAAATATAGATATATTAATCTATATCTTCAATAGATAAAAACTTTTTTGGTCTATTGTAATTTTTAGAATGGTGCTCCAGTATAATCTGGTCACCCGAACTTCGTTCTTGTTGAGGTAGATTCTCAACTAATTTAATGTAGGATAATTTCTCAACGTAAGATAATTTATAAAATTGCTTCATTGATAATTCATTTGTTCTCCATATCCAACCTTTATTCATACTAGTAGTTTGTATATATAAATATATATATTATTTATGATTAATCAAAATTGACCTTGCAGTATCAGTTAAATTCATATTAGTTATAGCCCATTCAATATAAGATGCTGGACTTTCACTAATCTTTTTTCCTTTATGTTTCCCAACTAACCATACTTCATCTGATATTCTAAATGGAGTAAAAGGTTTATTACTAGTAACTGAATTTAATTCATTAATAAACTTTGCAGTATGTTGTTGATGTTTGAACTTATAGTCTTTTCCCATAAAAATTGTTTAGAGTTGTGATTTAACATTTATCATTTGTGATTTAGGAATTATCATTTATCATTTATCATTTTAGATTTAGGATTTATCAGGTTTTTTGGGTTATTAAATAACCTATTGGGTTTCTGAATAACCTGTTGGGTTATTTGGTCTTCCACCTTTAGCACCATTTTCTCTACTTCGTTCTGCACGTTTTTCATATTTTACTTTATTAATATCAAGAATCCTTTTAATTTGTAACCAATGAAATTGTTCATGTTTGGATGGTAGGTATGGGTCTTCTCCTCTTGCGTTACGGAATATGTTCAACATAAAGTTTTGTACTTCAGATGGACTCATTAATTTTATATCTTCTTCCCAATCGGAATAGATAAGTATGGATTTTTTCATAATACTAATTTACAATAAATATCCGAACTTTCAAAATAAGTCAATATATTTTATCAACATACCTAATTTATATGTGGAAAAGTATTTTTATAAGGATTTTGAACTTTCAGTGAAGTTTCGTATATTTATGT